TGACGCACAATGTCAAACCCTAACAACCTAAACAATGACTTTCACCAAATACGAATTCCAATCATTAGCCGAATGGCTAACATACCAAGCCCAAATATCAAACGAGGTTGAGGGTTCGGTAACATACCAAAATTGTGCAGTACACGAAATCGGGCAAATCTGTTTAGCAACAGACAACGAAGGTAACTGCACCGACCTTTCCCCACTCTATGCCGTTGACATCCTTTGGAACGATGAGCCGTTGGAATCCTTTGCAACTAAAGAAGTGTTCCCAAATCCGTGTGGGATCCACGTTTTCAGTGGCTGTGAGGATTTGTATCTTGAGAGGTTCTGTGACTTCAACCCGGAATCTGAATACTGTAAAATTAGCTAACTTTGTAATTAATGAAATTGCCAGTTAGCTTTAGCGAATTCAGCTCCAATCCCGTCGCTGCAGTAGCGTTTTGTATGTTGGGCGTAGTTGGATATCTGTACGTAGACCTACGGGCCGGATATACGGACCAGATCGAAAAAGCCAACAGAAAGATTGACGCACTAGAGTTGAAGATAGACAGGATGTCGTATGCACTCAAAAGAAGCGATTCTGCGCTATCTGCTGCAATAACTGAGCTTCGCATTATAAACACGGTAAAAAAGCTATGAAATACGTTCTAATCGCCTTATTTGTAGCCTTCTTTGTATTTGAGATGTCGTTCCCTGTAAATGCAGTTGTAACGCCCCCAGTTGATCAAGTAGAGTACATGATGGCAAGGGTCAACAAAAACATCAAGGTAGCATCACAAGTAACGCAGATAGCACGCAAAAAAAGTGCAACACTTGTTGCCCAAAAGGAACAAGAGAAAGCGTCTTTAAAAAATGCCATCATTTGTGAAAGAGCAAAGGTAGAGGCGATCGAGCAAAGGACAGAGCTTTTGTCTGCAAAAATGATAAGCGCAGGACTAGACACATCATTGGTTAGTATAGACGCAAGAATGAAAGGCCCAGCATACGAAGCTTATCTTAACTATGTAGAAGAGGGCGGGCAAGAGGATTTTGACTATTTTAGAATGTACCTATGGCAGCAAAAGTAAAATCAACAAAGGAGGCGGCCAAGTGGAAGCCTAAAGCGTCTATCAAAAGACCTGGGGTAGTGTCAAAGAAGAAGAGCTCTTCGTTGAAAACCTCAAAGAACTACGTTAAAAAATACAAAGGCCAGGGCCGATGAAAGACGCCTGCTACACAAAGGTAAAGGCACAGTACGATGTGTTTCCTTCTGCGAGGGCGTCACAGGCTATTGCCAAGTGTAGAAAAGCGTCTGGCAATGTAAAAAAGACAAAGGCCGGTTCTGACCTAAAGCGTTGGGGCAAAGAGAAATGGGTGGACACAAAGACCGGTAAAGCATGTGGCGCTGGTGGGTCTAACGAGTACTGCCGTCCTTCAAAGAGAGTGTCGTCAAAAACACCGGTAACTAAGTCAGAGATGAGTTCTTCAAAGCTTGCTGCAAAGAAGGCCGAGAAGTCAAGAGTTGGAATGGGAGCACGCGTGTCTAATGTAAAAAGAAAATGATGGAGGGCTTCTTGTTTGGGCTTTTATTCTTTACCTTTACGATTGGAATTTCATACATAATAGGAGAGTATTTGGATGGCAAAGATTACAGGAAAAAACACTAGACCCGGCAGCAATAAGGCAACAGGTCGTGACTACTCAAAGGAGAAGGCATACCAGTCTAGCCCAGAGCGTAGAAAATACAGGGCGGAGCTAAACGCAGAGGCCCGTGATCGAGGCATCTATGGCAAGCGTAAGTCTATGGATCTGTCTCATACCAAGGACGGCAAGATGGTCCTTGAGAATAAATCTAAGAACCGAGCTCGCCAAGGTTCAAACGGAAAGTCAACCAAAAAGTAATGTTTAGGTATCCAGTAAAGTTTTCTCAGTACGTGGAGGACGTACAGAAGTCAATAGACTATATCCTCAAACGTATAAGACTTCCCAAGGTAGACAAGATTATTGCTGGAACATACGTGACGGTGTCTCCGGCATCTGGAACTGGAGACGTAACAGTTGGCGTAGACGTGTCAATGTTGCACGCTGGAGGGCTATATTCTCAAACAGCACAAAGCGTTCCTGTAACGACGGCTGGTAGTTTGATTGACGGAGGCGTTGGTACGCTTACAGTTCCGGCAAATGCATTTCAAGTTGGAGACTCTTTTAATGCATACTTCTCTGGTCAGATGACATCTGGAAACAACCAGCAGCTGTCCATCGAGATCATGTCTAGTGCGACAATATTAGCAACTAGCGGTACCATACCGGTGCCAACTACCACAAATAAAAACTGGGAGCTGTACATCACGTTCACCATAAGGTCTATTGGTGCAGCAGGTGTTGCATCAATTGCTACGTCTGGAAACTTTTTCTTCAACAAAGACGCTAGTAACACTCCAGAGAGTGTGGGATTCTTCAGTGAAAACAACACCACATTTGACACTACGATAAGTAATACGCTGTCCGTAAATGCACAGTGGTTGACTGTCAATCCGTTAAACACAATACACACAGACCTTTTCAATCTGTATCGTATTTATTGAGTAAATTTGCCACAATGAAAAAGATTCTGGAAATATTCAAGGGGCAGAAGGGCGAGTGGAGCTCAAAGAGGTTTGTTGGAATAATTGGTGCATTTGTTTTGTTTGGTACCATGGCTCACAATAGCCTGTCTCCGCAAGACATCGCTCCAAGCGCAGAGCTTGTACAGGCGGTTGAGTGGATAGTTATCTGCTCTTTAGGAATTACCGGAATTGAAAAATTTGCTCGTAAAGACAATGCCGAAGGATAAGCCAATACCAAAGACAACAACCGGAAAGGGTGCAAACTACCTGCCGACAAAAAGCGGAGCTGGAATGACCGCTAAGGGCGTAGCTGCGTATCGCAAGGCAAACCCCGGTAGCAAGTTAAAAACCGCCGTTACTGGAAAGGTTAAGCCAGGTAGTGCGGATGCAAAGAGGCGCAAGTCTTTCTGTGCTCGTAGCGCTGGGCAGATGAAGATGTTCCCGGCCGCTGCTGCTGATCCAAATTCACGCCTGAGACAGGCACGTAAAAGATGGAAATGTTAAAATACATTGTTGCTATTCTTCTTTTTACTTCATGCAGTGCTACTTGGCACCTTAAGCGTGCAATTAAAAAAGACCCATCACTGCTGAAGGGTGGTGATACCGTGCTTGTTCATGACACGCAGGTAATCGTCAAAGAGAAAGTCCTTACAGATAGTTTTGTTACTACCTGCTACGACACCGTAACCATTGAGGACAGCTTCGTTTACACACAGGTAATCAGAAGGGACAATGTCATTAAAGTTTACACTAAGTGTAAGTCAGACACGGTGCGAATTACCACAAAGATCCCGTTCAAATTACCGCCAACAGTATCTTACAAGAACGATCCATTTTGGAAATCTTTGGCAGTTGGCCTTGGTACATTGTTATTGTTAATTATTATACTTAGATTTGTACTGAAATGAAATCACTTGAATCTACAGAACTAGAAACTCTTAAGGGACTTAGCACAAAGGTTAGGTCTTTGAAAGAGGACATTGCAGACATGGAAGTTTCTATGTCAAGATTGAAACAAAAGAAACAGAGCGCTCTGTTTGAAATCGAAGTAGCAGCTGATGAGTTGGGCAAGTTCCAGTCAGAGCTATACGAGAAGTACGGAGACGTGTCTATTGATTTAAGCACAGGAGAAATAAAAGATGGGCAACATTAATAACTACGCTACAGATACTGCCTTGGTTGGCAGCGAAAAACTTTTGATGTCTGACACCCCAGCGGGTGGATCTACCAAGAACACAACTGTAGATGCAGTTGCAGACTTCACTTGGTTGTCTGGAGCTCCACAGTACACACAGGCTCAACGATTGGCATTGACAGCTACCGTTGGTATGGTTGTGTACCAAACAGACGCTACAGAGGGCTTGTACCAGTACAAGTCAACTGGCTGGTTTGCATTATGATTATACGCAAGGTATCAATAGGGTCAGACTACAAGAACGCCATGAACTATCTTCATGGACAGGAAGTTCTGCGTGGTGAGTACAAGATCGACCTTATTATCATGCGCGAGGGAGGGTCTATAGAGATATGGATCAAGAACTCTTCTGGTGTGTTGCTTTGGAAGTCTTTCAATAGCAACATGCCAATTTCTATTGAATACGACATCGACTTTTAAATAAAATGAAATCACCGCTCTACTTTGTTGTAGAGCCTGTTGGCGACAAGCTTTACGACAACACAACGGATTACGGCCTCGTACTGAGCGCCTCAAAGGAGGACCACACGGTAACCAACAGGTTTGCCACGGTCATCGCCACTCCGATTGGATACACTGGGGAGATTGTTCCCGGTGACACACTGATGGTTCACCACAACGTATTTCGTAAGTACTTCGACATGCGTGGTAAAGAGGTATACGGGCCGTCACACTTTAGAGACAAAACATTCTTGATTGACGATGACCAGTACTTTCTGTACAAGCACGACGGTCAGTGGAAAGCTCCGCAGCCTTACTGCATGGTAAAGCCAATTGACAACTTGCAGGAGAGCGTTCTTGTGGATCCAGACAGGGAGCAGCCACTGATAGGAATCCTTAAGTACGGAAACGAGTACTTGTATTCAAAAGGCCTAAAGGACGGAGACATGGTTAGCTTCCAGCCGGAGAGCGAATATCCGTTTATTGTTGACGGAGAGAAGCTGTACAGAATGTTTAGCAAAAACATATGCGTAGCGTTATGACGGAGAAAGAATTCAAAGAAAAGATCATCGAGGCGGCAGAGAAGGCTATTCATGAGCTTATCTCTGTGGCCAAGGAACCTATTCTAAACAACAACTCCGAAACGGACCTGTCTGCGGACAAGCTGAAGAACGCAGCGGCTACTAAAAAGCTAGCCATTATGGACGCGTTTGATATCTTAAAGAGGATCCAAGAGGAGAAGAATATGCTAGAAGCTCCAGAGGAGAAGGCTACGCCTGCATCTGTAGAGACTAAAAAGGGGTTTGCTGAAAGGTTCTCTAAATGACAAAGCTGTATCAAGTCCTCAAGGAGGTAGTAAAGCCAGACGTTCTCAGTAAGAAGAACGCAGAGAAGTCGTGGAAATACGGATACGATCCGAACTACGACTTTGTTGTTATCTCTAAGGACGGAACTATTGGTCCGATCTACGAGGTGAATGGTTTAAGGATAGCTCTTCCAAAGCCGTCAAACATAGAAGACAGGGGTGCCAAGTGGCAGCCACAGGAGTACCCAAAAGAGCTTGCAAAGATTAAGAGCATGTTCGACTGGAACAAGTACGACAACCAGTTCAAGACCAAGTGGATTGACTACATCGAGACTGAGTTCGACAGGCGTGAGAATGGTTTCTGGTTCATGAACAAAAAGCAGAAGACATACATTACCGGAACCCACTACATGTACTTGCAGTGGACCAAGATCGACATCGGTCTTCCAGAGTTTCGTGAGTCTAACCGTATATTCTTTATATTCTGGGAGGCTTGTAAGGCTGACACTCGCTGCTTTGGTATGTGCTACTTGAAGAACCGTCGTTCTGGATTCTCGTTTATGAGTTCGGCAGAATTGGTAAATACGGCAACGATATCAAAGAACGCAAGACTTGGTATTCTATCAAAGACCGGTAACGATGCCAAGATCATGTTCACTGACAAGGTAGTGCCAATATCTAGCAACTACCCGTTCTTCTTCAAGCCGGTTCAAGATGGTATGGACAAGCCAAAGACAGAGCTTGGCTACCGTGTTCCTGCGTCGAAGATCACGCGGAAGAATATGGACAAGAGCGATGAGGACATCGAGGGTCTTGACACGTCTATAGACTGGAAGAATACGGCTGACAACAGCTATGACGGTGAGAAGCTAAAGCTACTTATTCATGACGAAAGTGGTAAATGGTTGCCACCCAATAACATAGAAAACAACTGGCGAGTAACAAAGACATGTCTTCGCCTTGGTTCTAGGATTATTGGAAAGTGTATGATGGGCTCTACGTCTAACGCACTTGACAAAGGTGGTTCTGGATTCAAGGACTTGTACTACGACTCAGACCCAAAGAAGAGAAGTAATAACGGACAGACCAAGAGCGGTCTTTATTCTTTGTTCATTCCGATGGAGTGGAACTTTGAAGGATTTATCGATGAGCATGGATGGCCAGTGCTTGAGAAGCCAGAGACTCCAGTGAAGGGGATTGATGGCGGGTACATATACCAGAGCGTTATTGACTACTGGGACAACGAAGTTGCGGCTTTAAAGGGCGACGCAGATGCGTTGAACGAATTCTATCGTCAGTTTCCACGCACAGAGTCGCACGCATTTAGGGATGAGTCTAAGTCGTCATTGTTCAACCTTACCAAGATCTACCAGCAGATCGACTACAATGACTCTATGGCGGGTATCCAGTCCATTACTCGTGGATCGTTTCACTGGAAAGATGGTATCAAGGACTCTGAGGTGGTTTGGACACCGGATAGAACCGGGCGTTTCTTGGTGTCATGGATACCGGATGCTAACAAAAGAAACAAGGTGCTGCGTGTAAATGGGAAGTTTAAGCCAGGAAATGAACACATGGGATGCTTTGGGTGTGACCCGTATGACATCTCTGGTGCCGTAGGTGGTGGCGGTTCTAACGGATCGCTGCACGGATTGACGAAGTATCACATGGACGAGGGTCCAACTAATGAGTTCTTCTTGGAGTACATCGCAAGACCACAGACGGCAGAGATATTCTTCGAGGACGTACTGATGGCGTGTGTGTTTTATGGTATGCCAATCTTGGTCGAGAACAACAAGCCAAGACTTTTGTATCACTTCAAGAACAGAGGCTATCGTGCATTTGCGATGAACCGGCCAGACAAGCACATATCTAAGTTGTCTAAGACCGAGATAGAGATAGGTGGAATACCGAACACGTCTGAGGACGTAAAGCAGGCACACGCTGCTGCTATCGAGAGCTACATCGAGAAGTATGTGGGCATTGATTTTGAGGGAACATACCGTCCGTCAGACGAGATGGGGATCATGCCATTCATAAGAACTCTTGAGGACTGGGCACGCTTTGACATAAACAATCGTACAAAGCATGACGCATCTATTAGCTCCGGTCTTGCCATCATGGCAACGCAAAGACATTTATATGTTCCAGAGGTAAAGAAGTCAAAAATAAGCCTTAAATTTGCACAATACGACAATAAAGGCTCTCAGAGTGAGCTCATAAGATAATGACAGATCCGAAAATAGTAATCAATCCAACGACGTTCCCAAGTCAGTTGGCCACAGACGCACAAAAGGCGTCCCAAGAGTTTGGCCTACAGGTTGGACTTGCTGTCCAGTCAGAGTGGTTCCGTAAGGACGCTGGCTCGTGCAGGTTCTACAACCAGTGGATTGAGTTCCATCGTCTGCGATTGTACGCACGTGGTGAACAGTCTGTTGAGAAGTACAAGAAGGAGATGTCATTCGATGGCGACTTGTCGTACCTTAACCTTTCTTGGACGCCAGTTCCAATCATGCCGAAGTTCATTGACATCGTTGTTAATGGAATGGCCGACCGAAATTTCTCTGTAAAGGCAGTCGCTCAAGACGCGATGGCCGCTGAGAAGCGCAATCAGTTCCAAGACATGATTGAGGGCGACATGGTCGCTAAGGACTTCTTGCTCCAGACAAAGG